AGTCTTTGAACTTGGTGCATATGATGGGCTTTTTGCGGACTTTGCTATTTCTACAGGAATAGTTTATAGTGGGCTTGAGTGGGAAAAAGAGGCTATTGATTTAGCAACACCATTATCCCAGCTTTATATTAGCCATAAAGATTTAAAATCAGATTGGATGAACGCTGATGCTATTGTATTAACAGATATACTAGAGCGTTTATATGAGTTTGGTGAAATAATAGTTTTTGAAATGCTTGAGAGAGCTTGTCAATATGACTGGTTATTTTTAAGACCTGTTCCTTTTTATAAATGGAATGTGGATTTATTTGATCGTGATGTTGCAGAAAAATATTTGGTATCAAAAGAGATGTCACGAAGACATGATTTAGAAGTAATGGTGACTAGTTTCGCACCTAATCTTGAACATGAGATTTGGCAAAAAGGTAAAGATACAAGTTTTATTCCAACTGATATAGCGACGGCCAGTAAAAAATGAGTTTATTTACTGATATAGATAATTGGAGTATGCATTGTGGCATAAGAACATCTTATGATGCAACTGTTAATCTTATTAATAAAGACAAGCAGTATGGAAGTGCATTAAGGTGGACTCCATTTCAGGTAACAACAACTGCAAGTGTTTTGCATTCAAGTTTAGCAGATGTAACTTGTTTTGAAGGTGTAAAAAGGTGGCTATACGGTATTGTTCTATCAGTAGATGATACTAGAGAGTTATATGAAATATTTTGTTCTTTAAAGATTGGATCGTTTGCAGCTAGGCTTGGAAAAAAACCTGTAAATACAGAGAAGTATGATTTTGCGGATACATCTGCTGTATTAGCTGAGTTAGCATCTACTTATGGTGGTTTAGGTAGTGCTGTATATGATTTTTCACCAATAACAGGGGATGGAAAAATATATGCAGTAATATCTGGTAATAATATTTTAGAGGAAATGAAAAAAGTTGCTCAAACTGCAAAGGCATATTTGTTTGTAGATGAAACAGGTATATTAACAGCGAAGCATTGGAAAGATAATACTAGTGGAGTTGATATTGTTATACCTCCACAAGCAATAAATTCTGCGGCTATTGGAAGAGATACAAGTATAATTCCTTCACAGCTAACTGTAAGAGGAAGATATGTATCTCAGTTTGATTGTGGGGATCAGGTATTAAGCTCAGAGGATTGGGATAATCCTTTTACGCCACAAAGTTTTAGACCGCATGATAAACAAGGGCAACTTAAAAAATGTGCTTGGTTAGGTGTTGGACAAGTTGAGTCTGAAATAATTTTAGGTAAGTTGCGAGGTAGTAAAGAAGATTTAAGAAATGCTACATATGTAGTTTCTGGAGATGCGGAGTTTAGTTTTACAACAGCAGTTAAAGATAATACGGTTAGAATTGCATTATCTGGTCCAAGTAGTGCTTATTTATCTCAAGGTAATAAAGAGTTCGATGTTAAAGTAACTGGAAAGATGCGACCGAAAAATGAGTATGTTGGTGCAAATTCACAAATGGGGCCACTTAGATCATCTATGCTAGTTCCAGGTACAATTTTAGGTAGGATGGCTAGAAATCTTACAGGTTTGCCTATGGCGGAGTGGCCTGAAGATTTGTTAAAAGGCCCAGATAAAGATAAAACTGCGGATGAACCAGATCCTTTACGGATAGAGATGGTTGTTAATGATTCTGATTTGCAAGCTGAATTTGGAGTTGTAACAGAGCAGTTAGAAAATCTATATGTTTTTGACTACGAGACATTGTTTAATATTGCTGTGAGGCAATTTCAAGAATATAAGATGAAGAGGAATACATGGAAGGTTAATTGTATGTATCTTCCATGTTTAGAGTTAAATCAAGTAGTTACTTTTACAACTCCTGATGGAGAAGAAGTGACTGGACTACTTACTGATATAGAAATACAGTATGATTCTACACCCAAGATGGGAATGGGTTTAGTAATTGAAGCATTTGATGATATAGGAAGTACTACGTATAATTCTAGTAATTTGTTTTTATATCCTGAGTTATGTGGTACTAGTAATAGTGCTTATGCTTGGAATAATACAAGTACCGGTGATTCTTATTGTGATATGATGGGTGGTTATGTTGCGTTAGGAGGAACACCTTCTGGAGTTGCTGCGTTGTGGCAAGGTTTTGATTTAGAGATAGGAGAAGAGTATACGTTAACATATGAGTTAATTTTAGATTCTGGGGGATCAATAGTTGTGGGTGTTGTGGGGCTTACAAGTCAGGTACATGTTGGAACAGGCTCATATAGTTTAGTTTTTACACCAACAGTTAAATATAATGTAATTTATTGGCAGACTGACACAGGGGATTGGTATATGGCACGTCCAAAATTGGTTAAAGAAGTTATAAGGTAAAATTAGCAGTTGATAGGTGAACAAAAATAGTGTATAATAGACTTCTCAAATATAGGGAGGTCATTTATGGATGTATCATCAATTTTACTATCTGAGAAGGTAGCCAAAGTATCATCGGATGCTTTGGCTGTTTATTTATTATTGTATGCAGATATTGATAAAAATGAGACCGTTACAACAAAATTTTTTAAACACCAAAATAAATTAGTGAGCGGCTTTGGGGTGCAATCGATTTCACAACGTTTGGGTATGGTCCCACTAACAGTTGGGCGTGCTCTTGAACAGCTTTTGAAATGTTGTTGGGTAAAACAATTAAATGTAGACAGTAGTCCAACATATCAGTTAGGGGAAATAGTTAATAATGATGTTGTGTGGTTTATTTCTACTAATAATGTAAAAACATATCATAAATCTGTCATTGCCAAGATTAAAGCATGTGTTAGAGAAAAAAAAGAAAGAGTTGTTGTAAGAGAGAGAGCTTTACCAAGAGATGTAAAACTTGATTTTGCAGAAAAGTTAGTGAATGATATAGAGGTTCAAAAAAATCCAACTATTCGGGTATTTAATTATTTTAAACATTTATATATTGATAAGTTTGACACGGTTTATATAGTAACAGAGGTTTCCGATGATAGTGAGAAAGGATATAAAAAAGCAATGGCAATGGTTAAAACATATCTTAGGTACTGTGATAATGTTTATACTAAAGCAGTGGAGTTACTTGATTTTGTTTTTATTAATTGGGATGAGATAAGAGATGAACTTGGTATAGTGGGGCGGCCTAGTTTAGATTTATTATCTAGTTTAAAAATAATGAAAGTGTTAAGATATTGGAAAGAGAATGGTATTCCTCTAGAAGTTGTTGAGGATAGAGTAGCAAAAAGATATGATCATACAATAGCTAAGGATGTGCCAGATGCAGGCTTTTAATAGTCTTTTGTTAGAACATACAGGTATTCCAAGAGTTCATTGGGGTGCTAGTATGGATAAGATTCCAGATAGATGTCAGCATAAAAAATATATTCAATCATATCTGGAAAGTATCGTGTCTAATGTAGAAAGGGGTTCTGGTCTTTATTTATGTGGAGACTTTGGTAGAGGTAAGTCTGCAATTGCGGCTATTTGTTTGAAACGACTTGCAAAGTTTTCTGTTTTTGGGTTTTGGATAAAAGCCAAAGAGATACCTAGACATCTTATTAAAGAGACAGTTTTTGACGATGATCAAACTGTTATTGAACGTGCAGAAACTTGTCCGCTTTTAGTTATAGATGAGCTTCAAATAAGGTATTCAGAAACTAAGTTTACTGAATGGTCTGCGGAAGATTTAATAAGAACAAGAGTAGATGCAAAATTATCTACAATAGTAACAACTAATTTAGCACCACCTGTAATTGAGAGGGATTATCCTGCATTATATTCTGTAGTGCTTGAGGCATTTTTTCCTATTAAAGTTCAAGGATATGATTTTCGTAAAGTAAAGGCAGGTAAAAATGGATATGATGAAGTTGTTTGAAATGAAAATGAGAGGATTACCTTTAGAGGTAATTGCAGAAAATTGTGGCCTAACAAACATTCAAGTAGAGAATAAATTAAAACAATTGTTTCCTACGTTTGATATTGAAACGAATGAGTGGCTAAAAGTACTTGAAGAAATTTGTTTATTTAGAGGTATGAATGAAATTGTTGTAAATAATGAAGGAAATATGACACTATCTAACATGCCACAAGGCGTGTCTAATCAAGCTACTTATTTAGATCTTGCTTTTAGAATTAGGGAATTTCGATATTGTAAGTGGCGTGATGATTTAGATGATTTAGAAAGGGAAGATAATTTTGAGCAGTGATCCTTTAGGAAAAAGATTAGTAAGGGCATTGTTAAAAGAGAAAACTTTTATACCAATAACAACTTATCATGTTGATGAAAGAGATTTATTTGATGACGCAAAAGAAGCTTATCAGTGGGTGATGGGTTATTGGACGGAGAAAGGGCTTTTTCCTACAATAAAAATGTTGGAGGAAGTTCTTGAAATAACTTGTCCAGAAGAAGATGAGACACTCGATTTTGTTGCAAATCAAATTCGTAAAAGAACGTTAGGAAAAAAATTAGAAAGGCAGTTGTTACAAGCGGCTGAAAAACTTGAGTCACGCGATCCAGATGCGGCTTTAGAACTAATAAGAGAAGCTTCTACATATGAAAAGATTGGTTCAGTATCTAGTTATAGGTTAAATGGTCCAAGTAGAATTAAAGTTTATGATGAAGTAAAAAGTGCTGCGGGTATTAAAGGTATTAGAACACAGTGGAAATCTTTGAATGATCAAATTCAAGGCTGGGTAAATGGATCATTTAATGTTATTGTAGGGCATTTTAGTGTTGGTAAATCGTGGATGTGTATTTTAAATGCTGTACATTGTTTAGAGCTAGGTAAAAAAGTTTTATTGGTTACAATGGAAATGGATGCATATAGAATTGAACGACGATTAGATTCAATAGTTCATAAGATTCCATTCGGAGATTTAAGAGATGCATCTCTTGACATGTTCACAGAGGAAAAGTGGAAAGAAACACTTTTAAAAGATGTTGAAGGTGATGGAGATATTTTAGTAGCAGATAAAAAAGTAGTCGAAAGAGTGTCTGATGTAACTGCTCTTTTTTATGAGTATCGTCCAGACATTGTAATTATTGATGGGGGTTATAGGTTTAAAGGTAGTGGTAAGTCTCATTGGGAGAGTACTGTAAGTATTGTTGGTGATCTACAGCTTGCAGCAGAAGTAACTAATGTTCCTTGGGTTGTTACTACACAACAAGGTGATGCACGAGAAACAGGGATAGAGAAAAAACGTGGTCCAAAGTTAAATGCGTGGGGGGTAAGGTATGGTAAAGAGTGGGTCATAAACCCAGATACAACTATAGGTCTTTATCAAAATAAAGACCTACGGCTTAAACAACAGTTAGAAATACATATATTAAAAGCAAGAGAAATTGATGGGGAGTACCGTGAACCAGTGTTTAATATTTGGTGGGATAGAGTAAAGATGCATTTTGGTGAGGTGTTAGAAGATCGTGATGATGTGGAAGAAATTGGTTTAGAAACAAAGGTGGAATTTTAATGATAAAAATTAAAGATCGTCAGTTTGTTAGAAAAGTTTCTATCGATAAGCGGGATAAAAAACATAGGATTAAAAAAGGTATTAGTAGCAGGAAAACTAGGTACTGGAGTGATCTAAAAATGTTTTTGGATCAAGAGGATACTCCGCATTGTGTGGGTTTTATGGGAGCACATTGGTTAGTAAATTATCCAGTTGCTCAGTATATAAATCCCACTGCTCTTTATCAGATAGCTCAATTTTATGATGAGTATCGAGGAGAGATGTACGAAGGGTCTACTGTGAGAGGTATGGCAAACGCTTTTTATAAGATGGAAATTATTAGTGAGTATCAATGGACATGGGATGTAGACACTCTTGTATATGCAGTTTTAGAAATAGGACCAGTTATGGTAGGGACTAACTGGTATGAAGGCATGTCAGATTTAAATAGTAAAGGAGTTATGAGTGTTACAGGTAAACTTCAAGGGGGCCATGCTTGGTTAATAAATGGGGTTAATGTAAAAACTGGTTTATTTAGAGGTAAAAATTCGTGGGGAAAAAGTTGGGGTGTTGGTGGTAGAATGTGGATACATAAGGACGATATGGCTCGGCTTTTAAAAGAAGATGGTGAATGTTGTATTGGAAAAGAGTATAGTATGAAGCTATGAATTTACAAGAGATTAAAATTGTTTTGTCAAGAATTGGAGTTGACGCTTCTTTATTAAATACACATAAAGAAGGTCAACTTCAAATTTCATGCCCACTTGCTAAAATTTTACATGAAACAAAAGTAGATACACATCCAAGTATGGGTATTAAGTATGGTTCAGATGTTGCTTGGACTACTTATAACTGTTTTACGTGTAAAAGTTCTGGTAAGCTTTGGGATTTAGTAGAAACAGTTGGTAAGTTTGAGAATCGTGAAGATTTAATACAACTTGCGGGTCATATTTTAGAGTATGATAAGCCTAGTATATCTGCTAGGTTTAGAAGTATTTCATATGAAAAAGTAGAAGAAAAAGAAGTTATATTAAATTCAAACGTGTTAGATAGGTTTGAAAATATATTAGAAAGTAGTGGAAAAGATTATGTATTGGGCAGAGGAATTACAGAGGAAGCCTGTGTTCAGTGGAATATTAAATTTGATTCCAGACAAGATAGAGTTGTCTTTCCTGTGTACAATTTTAGGAATGATTTACAAGGGGCTGTTGGCAGGAGTGTAAATGGAAGACTACCTAAGTATTATAATTATTTTGGGTTTAACAGTGGTAATACACTGGGGGGGATTAACGTTTTTAGAAAAGATCGGTTTAGACTTGTCTTAGTGGAAGGTTTTTTTGATTTACTTAGATGTTATGCATGGGCATATGAAGTAAATGCTGATGTTGCTTGCGTGTGGAGTGCAAATTTAACCAAAAAACAAGCAACTTTAATACTAGGGCTTGATAAATCTGTAATAATATGTTATGATATGGATAGTGCAGGACTAAATGGTGGTAAAAAAGCACAGGAATTTTTAAGAAAAGGAGCATTTTGTGTAAGAAGATCTGAGTGGTTAGAAAAAGATTTGGATGTTGGTGCTATGCAAAAAGATCAATTCTTAGCAGCTTTAGGAGTGAAGAGATGAGTGAAGGTATTCCTAGTTGGTTGGTTGGTGCTGGCTTAGATACAGACATGGCTGGAGATTCTACTGGCTTTGCTAGTAGAAGATTTTGGATGCAGAAAGGATCAGAGAGAGACATTATTTTTTTAACTGAGGGAAATGCTGCTCCTGTTATTTGGGAGCATCAGGTTAAGTTAGGTTTCAGTAAGACCGCATGGCTTAACTTTTTTAGTTGTTTACAAATGGTTGGAGAAAATTGTCCAATATGTGAGTGGGCAGATACACATGATGGTCAATTTAAAAGGTATAAAGCAGCATTTTTTACCATAGTCGATTGTGCAGAGTTTACAGACAGGAGTGGAAAGAAAAGAAAAAATGAACGTAGGATGTTTTGTGCTAAGAAAGAAACGTCTGAGGTACTCAAGCGTCTTTATCTAAGGAGATTAGAAAATGATGAGGGGTTAAAGGGTGCGATGTATAAAGTATATCGTACAAATTCTGATACATCTTCGTCTGTTGGAGAGCAGTTTGAGTTTTTAAAAATGGTTGATATTGCGGCTTATCCTGAGGTAGAAGAGTTTGATTATGCGGATATACTTAGTCCGGAACCAGAAAAGATGGCAGCCGCTGCTGCTAGATTGAGAAGGGAGTCTGGAGTTGACGATAGTGGTAGTACAGTTGAAGAAGGTACTGAAACTGGCGTAAAATTTTAATTTTAATTTTTTTTGACGGGTGCAATTGATACTGCTGGGCGTGGGCAGTGAAATCGATTGCATTCCGTCTTTTTTGGTTTATATTATGGATAGAATAAAAAGCTTTATAGATTGTGCAAAATTTGTTGGATCGTTTAGTTTTGATATTGAGCACGATCCTAGATGTGATCGGCATAAGCCAGGTTTTGAAATTGTAGGTTGTGGTTTTTCTTGTGGTGAGATTACTTTATTTGAGACAGTTTTAGGTAATATTTTTGAAATTTGTAAAGAATTATTTCCTAAAATAGAAGCAATTGCTTATAACGCAAAATATGATTTGCAATGTTTAGTAGCTAGAGGACTTATAAAGCCACATGAATATCCGGTTAAACTTGTAGATCCTATGGTAGCTGTTAATTTACTCGATGATAATTTGCTGCCCAATAAATTAGGTTTAAAAGCAGTTATAGCAGTTAAGTATGACTATAAGATGCGAACATTTGAAGAAGCGTGGGGAAAAGATGATTTTTTAGCATATGCTTGTGATGATGCATCATGGGAGTTCAAGTTGTGGCAAGATTTAAAGCCTCAATTAGAAAAAGAAGGATTATTAAATTTATTTGAAAAAATTCTTATGCCCGCTGTTAAAGTATTTGCTGATATGGAAATGGTAGGAATGAAATTTGATTTAGATAATGTCAGGAGTTTACTTACAAAATATCAGAGATTACGAGATTCTTTAGAGAAAGAGATATTAAGTCAGATTGGTAGTTTAAATTTGAATTCAGGAGATCAGTTAGCGAAGCGTTTATTTGGTGAACTTGGTTATGATACAGATGGGATTGAGAAAACAAAAAAAGGTTCTAGGTATAGCGTTGATGCATATGCGATGAATATGCTTGCTAAAAAGTATCCTGTATGTAAGAAGATAAAAACATACAGAACTGCTGAGAAGATGATAAATACTTATATAATTCCACTTACTAAATTGGCAAGTGAGGATACTAATGCTAGAATACATCCTACATATTGGTTAGTGAGTTCTACGGGAAGGACACGATGTAGTAATCCGAATCTTCAGAATCAACCTGCTAGATTAGCTTCTGAATTTAAGAATCTTAACATTAGAAATTTATTTATAGCTGAAAAAGGAAGGAAATTACTAGTAAGTGACGAAAGTCAGTTAGAGTTGCGGCTTGTGGCTCATATTACAAAAGATCCAAGTATGCTAAGGGCTTACAATGATTGGAATTGTAAAGTATGTAATGCTCATGGTAGTAGTG